TCCTCGTAGTGAGGAGAGATACGATGGCTGAATAAGAACTAAACTAACCGTTACTAAAACACCTTTTTATAACTATGCAAATCCAGTACATCACTAACAGACAGGACTACGCCAAAGCTCTTAAGCAACTGGATTCTGTAAGCAAACTTTGCGTCGACTTCGAGACCACGGGGCTCCAAGCGACAATCGCAAAACCCAGGCTTTTACAGATCTGCGATGCGGCTCCAGAGATTGATGATAGGTCTGTTTTCGTACTGGATTTGTTCAAAGTCCCCGCAGACAAAGAGCTAAAGGACTTCATTGAGTCTCGGCAGATGCTCGTGGGGCACAACATGAACTTTGACTTCCAGTTCCTGCTGAAGCTCGGCATCGACTTCAAAGGCAAAATCTTCGACACTTACGTAGCAGAACGCGTCCTACGTGCAGGTTTTAAGGAAAGGAAGGTTGCGCCAAAGAGCAAGCAAGCGTATTTTGCGGACGTCAGTTGCGGCTTGAAAGCCGTGGCGGAACGAAGGCTCGAACTTGAGATCAGTAAAGAACAGCAGACTTCAGACTGGAGTCAAGAGGATCTCGACCTGGCGCAAATCGAATATGCGGCTAAGGACGTCGATATCCTGCCAAAAATTGCAGCGCAGCAACTCTGTGAACTAAAAGAAGAGGAACTGCTGCAGATCTACAGCATCGAATCAAAGTGCATCCGACCTGTAGCGATCATGTGCTACAGAGGGTTCAACGCTGACATAGAGAAACTTAAAACTCTGCGAGTTGATATCGAAGAGACGCTGGAGAAAGCGACGCACGAATTTGTGCAGAGTCTCGACGAACGTCTACCAGCAGAACTTAAACTCCCACGCGGCGACAACGGTATTGCCTTAGGTAAAAAACCCAAGAAAGAGTTCAATCCCGGCTCACCAACTCAGGTGATCGCTGCCTTCAACGCTTGCGGCATCGACCTTCCGCGTGATCCCAAAACCAACAAGCAGACCTTGAATCAGGTTGTGCTGGCGGAATTCGACAGCGAGGACCCGACCCTAAACCTGTATCGGACGCGCACAAAGATCGAAACCAGCCTTGAGCACGTCAACAAGCTGCTGAATAATGTAAATCCTGTATCGCATAGGATACACTCGAACTACAACCAAGTCGGTGCAAACTCAGGTCGCTTCACGAGCAGCGGGGCGCCCAAGACAGGCAAAAAGACGGCCAAAACAGTTTTTGCAGTCAACATCCAGCAAGTCCCACGCTCGAAAGAGTTTCGTCAGTGCCTAATAGCTACACCCGGTTACAAGCTGGTGATCTGCGACTGGTCTCAAATCGAACTCCGATTGGGCGCCGACCTGATCAACATCCCTCAAATGCGGAAGGCGTTTAAGGAGAACATCGATCTGCACACACTAACCGCCAGCCTTATTTACAAAAAAGACATCTCGGAAGTACAGAAGTCCGAACGACAGGACGGTAAAACCCTGAACTTCGCTTTGCTGTACGGAATGGGCTACCGGAAGTACAAAACGTATGCGGCGCAGAGCGGCAAAATTATATCTTTGTCAGAGGCTAAGGTCGCCCACGCTGCCTTCCACGCTGCGTACCCTCGCCTTAGGGAATGGCACAAAGAGCGTTCGTCCCTTGTTCAAGACGGTTGGGCCTACATCCGTACTGCCTGCGGCAGGCGCCGACTCTTGAGCTACGACGACGCGACAATGATGTGCTCTGCCAACACCTTGATTCAGGGTAGCGGTGCGGACATTCTAAAGATCGCAATCGCAGAACTAAACGACCACATTCAAGGAGATACTTGCGACGTAACCATGGTTGCGTGTGTACACGATGAAATCGTCCTTGAAGTACGGGAGGATCTAGCCGAGGAGTATAAAACTATTCTAGAAAACATTATGATCAAAGCTGCGGAGACGGTGCTACGATCCGTACCAGCTTCAGCCGACGCAAGCGTAGGAGACACATGGGCATCGAAATGATGGAACCGTTCAAAATTTCTAAAAACCCTACAAAGGAGATCTTTACCGTGCAGACCAGCGACGGTAAGTACTTTGGTGTTATTCAAAGCGACAATGACCTACATGTTCTCCCACAGGCGTTCGATTCCCCGCTGAAAGCGAGCAACGCGGCGCGTTCCGCAAAGAAGAAGTTCAACATTCAGATGAGCATCGTTAGTGACGCAACACAAACCACACCGAAGCCAATCGTTAAGAAAGGTCAAGATGCGGAGGAGGGCTTCTTTCGCACTACAATTCGGAGGGCTAAAAACCTGTATTCCGAAACTGAGATGAAGGAAAAACCATATCTCCGCTTTCGCGAGGTGTGGCTCATCGTCAGCCCCGCAGGAACGACCTACGTCAAACGGTCTCTGTGCAGTGGTGTGATCGCGGAATACTCCAAAAATCAAGAGAAAGCCGAGGTTTTTAAGAGCTACGAAGACGCAGTGTACAGACTAAATACGCTTGACATGGTGCTAAAGAAAGGTCATAAACTCCGTAGGTTTTACTGGCTCCGGGAGGGCATGTGACCCTGCTGACGCACACTCTGTTCGTCTACCGAAACGGGTCGAAGCTGACGCTCCCTCTTTATGCAAACGGCACTGCCCACGCGCAAGCGCAGGCGATTGATATCGGTCGTGCGTTAAACGCTACTAAAACAAAACTAGACTACTCCGAAACAAAGGAGACCTCCCTGGCGAGGCTATTTAAAAACCTTGCATTTAATAACTACGACTACAAAACGTGTGTTCCGTGGACTGGATCGTACACGAACGCTGTCCCTTGCGTATACGCACTTAAAAAACGCTATTACATTAGAAACCTAATTGTCAGATACTTAGATATCCCGAATGAGGACTGTCTGCCGAAACCTAGCTGCGGCTGTAAGAACTGTGTTAATCCGTTGCACTTCGAGTACAGACAGGGCAAAAACTCGAAACTGACTTGCGGTGGGACCAGTTTGCTCCTAGCCTACGCGAGCCAAGGCGTCAGCCCAAAGCAGATTGCCAAGGTACTAAAGGTACATCCTTCAACGGTCTACAGAAACCTCAATCATGAACGTCTTTTTACTGGGCCTCCGCATCACAGCAGAAGCACAAGATAACGAAGGGATTTTGAATGTGCTTGCTGAATCTTTGCCGTCAAACGACAAACGCGTGGCGACGAAAGTTCAGTTGATGCAGAAGAAAGATCACTACGTTGGCAAGACTTTAAAAACTCTGGCTGAGGGGGATACGGTGCTCGCGGTTGGTCCCACGCGGCCGACTCCTGACTCCGTGCTTCAGATGCAGCCAATGCTCATCATCACTCACGACAGTTTCGACGATCTGCTGGCAATCAACCTCTTTGTCGCTACCGGGGGCCTTGGTCCTAAAGCGGAAGAAGTTGAACTCAGCGATACGACCGTCACCAATCGATCCCTGGCTTGGCAATCCGAAGATAAGGAAACGAATTGGTTCAAACTTACGGCGTGGGCCGAGCACTCCAAACAACTTGCTGATCTCGCACCTGGCACACCTACAATTGCCGTAGGTAAAGTTTCCAGTTCCGAAAAGGACGACAAGTTGTACCTCAACTACAACGTCGACAAGATTCTCTATCTTCCTAAGACGAACAAAACGACTCCTAAAAAGGCGGCCGATCCTGAAAAAGGTAAAGTCGCCGCTGCTGCTCTCGGTTCGATTGACTTCTCTCTTTGATTTCTGGAGTACTACTAATGGTATTTATCGCAAGCAATTTTTCGGAAGACGAAATTCTCTGCAATCTTCCTCCGCACACTCTTCGCATTGATCTTCAAGCTCGCCGCTGGAAATCCGATGTTGACCCGGACAGCGCAATCACCGACGTCAATGACAACGGGATTCCGATTGAGTTCATTCTTTTGGGTTTCATGCCGTACTTCGGCAACCTCGGGATGCGCAACCAAGAGGAGTTTCTAAGGATCGCGTACATCGGCGTCTCGCCTAACCACAGGCTGCTTCCGCCCCGCTGCGTGACGACTTCCGTTATCAGCGGCAAGTCGAGTCAGAAGAACTTCATTAGTTACTTTCAGACCTTGTATAACAACCGTATTAACTGCGCGTCTGTTATCACTTGCTCTAAGTTCGTCACTAAGAGTTTTGCGGAACGGGATCCTGTAACGGGCGCAGACGGCAATAAGATCAACTTCAACGCTCTGGAGTTCAAGGATCGACCCGCTGGCAACGATAAGGAGGAGAAACTCCTTAAAGATGTCGGCGACTACCTCAAAGGCGAAGGGGTCGACATGATTTCGTCGGCGCTTCGCTCACACATCGCTGGTTCAGATCTTGTGGAGCTTCCGTTAGGCAGCGACCACGGTGAGATCAAAGCCCAGTTCAGCGCAACACGGGGCGATGCTCCTGAACGGCGGTCGTTCACGCAAGCTCCGGAACCTGTTGCGGCACTTCCCTCTGCACCCGAAAAGGCGGCTGAGCCTCCCACGGCCAAAGCCAAAAAGGCTGTGGAACTTACTGCCGAACAAGCTGAGAAGCTGGGTATCGATTTCTAATCTAGAGATCGACTAGAACACTACGAGGCGGGTCGCAAGGCCCGTCTTTTCTTTAGCGATCATGAAACGCAGCCGAGCTTTACGAGTTAAACACGACGGCTATTGGGTTTGCATTTACTTGAGAGATATGAGGTCTCATACAAACATTTCTATCGTAGTGTCCAAATCAATGCGGGCGGCAAATGATTGGGAGAACAACAGACAAAATAAACGTACACGCAGTTTACAAAATCATGAAGCAAAGGCAGTAAACTTTGTGGGGCTTTATAAAGTCTATAAGCTTTTAAGAGAACACATTCCTAAGCTTAGGTCGGGCACCGTCCTGACCACGGTGCATCGAAACGAACGAACTGTGCTGCTCTCCTTATTCCTCAAGCGTCTGGGCTTTGCTTATTATCCGCAGGATGGTCTGGCGGTGTTTGCTTTAGTAGTTCCGTAAAGCACGGAAGCTCAACACGATTTCGTACACACCACTTAGTCAACTGAGTAAACAGATTCTTCTGGATCGCGTACTGAGTGTGAGTCCTGTCGAGAACTTCTAAAAGCTCTTTCTTGTCGAGACTCTCAGCAAGGGACATGAACCGCACGTGGGTGAACGACTGTTCAGTGTTCAGCGCGAACAGATTTTCCATTGTTTTAAGGTTGGTACTGAAACATTCAGTGCACACCGTGAACTCTATTGACTACTATGCTAAAGTCAACTCCTCGATCTCCGATGCAGATGGACAGTTTCTATGTGATCCCAAAGGAAGTTCCGCATCAACTGGTAAAACATACCTTGGTGTGTGGATCAGTGCTTGTCCCATACGATACAGACGGAACATTAACTCAGCAACTTAAAGCACATAAATTTCAAGTAACTACAAACACTAACGAAGAAAACCTCGTCGATCCTATTTGGTGGACTTCTGAGAAATCTAAAAAGTACGACTGGGTTGTGTGCGCGACGATGGGCCTCGGCAACTGCGCGGAGTACGTGCTGGAGTACGGAATGCAAACAGGAACAAAGGGAATCGCGATCCTTGACCGACTTTCTTTTTTGGAGCCGGTTACGAAGCGCCGCACCTTTCTGCTTAAGTACAAGCTCTCCGATATGGTTGTTCTCAGCCCACGCCCCAAATACAGAGCAACAGGTTCGACGCGTGATTCGGTTACAAGCTGCTGGTTCGTTTTCCAGCGCCCCGAGAACTGGATGGATGGCACGTACATTCACTACGCTGTAAATTGGGACCGCTTGGACACCGACTCGCTTCCGCCGCTCCCATGACTTCCTCATCAGATCGCTTTGCTGAATTTCAAAAGCAACTCTCTGAGCTTCTTACAGAGACAAACAGCAAACTAGATAAGTTAATTTCTTTGACCATTTCTCAGCAACTTCTGAATGAGTGCATCTCCCCTGAAGGTGAAGTACGCACAGCCGAACAATGTGCCGAGATTGTTAACGAGAGCTACTTTGCCGGCATGTGCTTAGGCGAAGAAATCAAAGACAGGACAAAACAGTTCGAATATCAAAAGTCAGAGTTCTTCCTCAACGGAGCGCTGGTCGATCCTCCGTTTGGCGAAGACCCTGACGACAGTGATCCAAACGCTTCCGACTTTGTTCCCAGAATACCGAGTCGTTTTTAATCCCTAGTGATGGTTCAACTAACCCCCGAGCAATTAAAGGCTGTAGACACGATTATAAGTAACTTTGACGTAACTAGAGTATTAAATGCTATGCACTCTACTAGCTGGAGGTGGCTGATAAACGGAAGGCTTGTTCCTCCCACGAAGCCTGACATACTCATAACCGCTCGTAAAGCTTTAATTGAAGCCATACGGATCAGCATTGCTCAGAAAGAAGACGGTTACTACAGCGTGGGTGGTCTTGAAGCAAGTTGTGTAGATAACTATTTAACTCTTAAATTTGTACTGACTACGGAGGAATACGACATGGACAAAGATCTTACTCCCGGCGTTCAGGTCGAGGAAGATACCATCAAAGACTATGAAAGCGTAGTCAAGCAATACGCTAGAGCGCAGCATAAATAGCTCTAAGCTCAAAGAGCTTTGTTTTAAAAGTTACGTTAGAGTGAGTTTAAATTGACACACCTTCCGTGTCCCAAACTCGACTCACTGTAAACGGACTACGTCACTACAATTGCGCTGGAGTTAGCGTACCGCTTCCGTCCGTCACAAGCGTTCTGTCGGCATCACAAACAGAAGAAACGAAGCAGAAGCTAGCGCATTGGAACCTAATGAACCCAGGCGAAGCCGATAAAGCGGCTGAGCGGGGCACGTGGATCCACGGCGCGGTCGAAAATCACATCCGAGGATTACGGGTAAACCCGCCACAAAGTTATAAAGGTTACTGGGACGGAGTTCCCGAAAAAGTAGACGAGATCTTAGAAGGCGGCCGAGTGCTGTGGTCGGAGAAGCCTTACAACCAACCGCAATGGTCAAAATACGTGGGTGACGACGGCGTAGGCCGCATCCACTACTACAACGAAGAAACAGGGCACGGTTACGCAGGTTGCTGCGACATTATCTACGAAGATAAAAACGGCGAAGTGATTCTTGGAGACTTCAAAACCTCCGTGGGTCCGTACTCAGCCAAGTTCCCAAGCGCCAAAGCTGTAATCGACGAGAAACTCCGTCGGGCACTCGTGTCCGGTGTTTTCAAACTCAAAAAGACAACGCTGCAACTTGCTGCATACAAAATCGCCGCCGAACGTTGCCTTGGAATAAAAATCGACAAGACTCAAATTTTCGTATCAACAGCACTCCCCGAATACCCCGTGCAGATTTTCACTTTCAGCGAGAGAGATATCGAGAAACACGAAAAACAATGGTTTGAAGTTCTTAGAAGTTTCTACGAAAAGCTCGATCAACATTGAGTTGCAGTCCTCCCCGCCCACGCAGGCTCGTGGCACAATGACCAAACACCCTGAATCAAATGCGCTTTCCGTTTAGTTACAACGTTGAAGTTCGTAAGCACGTCAATTCCCGAACAGGCAAGATTCCACCCGGCGGAAACTTCACGGCATTCAATGAGAATTGGATACCTGATGAAAAAACAACCGACGAGATTGCGGTCGAAGTAGCGGCCGGGACGGGTTTATGTGCGTGGCATTTAGTTAAAGGAAAGAGATCGAAAGACACGACGGTTTGCATCAAAGCGGGCTTGATAATCATCGACATTGATAATCAGGCGGACGGCAAAGACGCAGACGGAAATAAGATTCAAGATCAGCAACTTGATGTACAGCAGATTAACGAACTGGAAATATGTAAAAAGTATTTGAGCTTTGCTTACTACTCTCCGAGTAACGCAGAGGGGTGGCCGAGGTTTCGACTGGTGTTTGGCCTTGAAAAGCCGATCATCGACACCGACTTCTACCAATGGTTCACGCGGCAGATTGCGGCGCAGATCCCCGGTTCAGATCGACGGGCAACCCAAGTCCCTAACTTATTCTATGGCGGTAAAAGCAAATCAGATTTAATCGTAACCACCCAGAGCTACATACCGGCGGCCAAAATTGACGAGGCTTACGAGGCGTACAGCAAGCTGCCGAAAGAAGCGGCGACCACAGAGGCGTCCTTAGAACTGTTTGAGGTGCCCACGCAGGGCGAGGGTATCGATCTTAGGGCGTTGGTCTCAGGCACCGTCAGGTCGCTGCTGGAAGGGGAAGAACCCGAGGATCGATCATTCAGCATGGCGGCGGCACTCAAGGAAATCTTGGGCTGGTGCAACTGGTTGAGGGCAAACGACCTCTCCCTTCGGGAGGCCCCCCTTGACATCGCGCACCATGTGTTCGAGAATGTCTACCAGTACAGCCCCGAACTCGATGGCAAATTCAACCGGATCCTAGAGAGCCTCAGCAACGCCGACGATCTGCTGCCTGCCGCTGCCTTTGCAGCCGACAACCCAGACGCAGCTCTTTGGAAAAAGATAAAGTACACGAATCGTCAAACATTTGACGAACAGTGCCCCGATCAAATCAAAGATGCAATTCAACAAGACAAACCAAAACCCAGTAACTCAGTCTTACAGATCGACGATTTCACCTTAGAAAGTGAACCTCCCACAACAACGGTTGCAGTAGCTGAAGTCGCTTCATCAACTTCAAAATCAACAACAACATCAACACCCCAATCCGATAACACTATGGTCCCCACGGTGCCTCAGACTCCTGCGCAGTTGATTCAATTGCAGCAGAACAACAACAATCAGTTCTCCGAAAATGATATTGCGGAGATCATTGTTAGCAACTACGGCGATGCGTTCCTGTTCGACTCAAGCCTCGACGAGTTCTTTACGTACGACAACGACGAAGGTATCTGGTACATCAACGACGAACAGCACATCAAACGCCGCATCGTAAAGACTCTTGACACGCTGATTCAAGCTGGCGTACTCCAACGGTACAACTCTGCGACCGTCAACTCCGTTTTTCAGATCCTAAAAGCTAAACTCCTGCGCTCCGTTAAGGGCGGTCGAGCTTCGATCTGGCAGAGCAACCGTGGGCTGGTGGCGTTCCAGAACGGTGTACTCAACACAAAAACGATTGAGTTCAGCCCCGGCAATCAAAAAGATATGTACTTCCAGACGAAGCTGGCGTTTGACTACAGCGACGACCCACGCTGCCCCAAGTTTCTGACGTGGTTGGACTGGGCTGTTGGTACGGATAAAGTCTGCTTGATTCAAGCTTTCTGCCGTGCTGTCCTGACTGGTTACACGACGGGCGAAAAATTCCTGCACCTGATCGGTGCGGGCGGCTCTGGTAAGTCCACGCTGCAGCAGGTTTTGATCGCTTTGGCTGGTTTCACTGGTACGCATACATCTGACCTCGAAACTATTGAAACAAATAGATTCGAAGCGCACAGTCTTATCGGTAAGCGTCTTCTGCTCTTGACGGACGAAGCTTCATTCAGCAAGCGACTTGACACACTTAAAAAACTGACGTCAGCTTCCGACACGCTGCGGGCTGAGCGTAAGTACGGGACACAAGTAATTAACTTCAAGCCAGAGTTGCTTGTGTCAATCGCTAGTAACGAACACATCAGTTCGTCCGACATCAGTAGCGGCCTTGAGCGTCGCAGGCTGACAATCGTCATGAACAACGTTGTCGCTGCGTCGAACCGCCGCAACCTGATCAGCGTGTTTGCGGATCGTATTGAAGGCGAATTCGCCGACGAGCTTCCCAACATCGCTGCTTGGGTGCTCAGTATGCCTTATGACGCTATGCGAGACACGCTGGCAAATCCTGTTAAGTACTGCCCGAACCTGAACGCCACCAACCTCGAAGCTCTCGTCTTCAACAACCCCATCGTGGCCTGGCTCGCAGAGTGCTGCCTGTACGCCCCGAACTCCCACGCTGGGCTCGGCGGCGGCGCCTTCCGTCCGACCATCGACGAACAGGAGCGGGGCTTGTACGTCAAAAACGCATACAGCGAGGTCTATGCCTCCTACGCAAACTTTGCGAAGTCCAACGGCTATAAGGCTTCGGCGAAGCCAAGGTTTGTAGATCGTCTAAAAGAGACGGTGCACAACGTGCTTCGCGTACCTGGCATCGATCTCAAATATATAAACGGTAAGGCTGTGGTTCGCGGGATCCGACTGAAGCCATACGATGTCAGTACAGATCGCGCATCTTCCGGAGATTGCCGCTTGCCCTCACCGGTAGAATACGCAGCGGATCCTTCCCTGTGGGATTCGGCTTTCGAAACGCACGACAAACCTAAGGACTAATTACATGAACAACCTAATGCCCAAAGTCTCTTTTCTACTTGGGCTCAGCCTCGCGAGTTTGGGTGTCGTCATGAACCCCAAGGTGCTTCCGATGGCTGCAGCGGGAGCAGGCGCAAGCTTGATGGCTGTATCCGTGTTTGTAAGGCAGCATAAAGATGTCACTGACGACGAACAAGAAGCGTTGATGGCAACACAAACGTTCTCTAGTTTGTATGAAGCAAATAAAGGACTTGTAAACCCAGAACAACTGAGTATCAACTCAAACACGCCTTTGCCTCGTGTAGTCAACTTCTTAGAGAAGCTGGCTACAGAAACAGGCGGACAGAAAATCACGGTGCCGACAAACAACGGTCCTGTAGTTCTGTATAACTTCCCTCACCCACAGGGGGCGCTAGACCAATTGACTAACAACGCTATTGCGTGGGCGGAAGACCAGACAAAGCCTTTGTTGCAAGAGCTTGCGCAGCTAAAGCAGCAGATCGCTCTGGCGTCTATGATTCAGCCCGAGCAACTGACACAGGAGCAACAGACTGTTTTTAAAGAACAGAACCGCGCTCCGGTTGATCCCTGGAACAGACTCGTCTGATCAACGAACACACACACACACTTAATTCAAATGATTTCGGTACTTGAGAGAACTCCCGGTCCAGAGGATTGCTGGCCTGCGAATATGCAGTGGGCTGGCATGTGCTGGGGATATGTATTACTTGGCTCAAATACAGGATACTGGAGGCTCCTACCTTGGGAAACAATCTCTAGTACTTCTTCTGCTTGGAAACCTTATTGGGATCATCCATTTGCTTCCGTTGAATCTGAAATGTCTAGAACGCCCGTTTTAACTCAAATTAAACAAGAAAGACCTACGGAGAAAGAATTAAGCAGCGTCATGCACGACTTTGTTTTAGGTTGTGAGTCAAAAGAAGACTTCGGCTTTGACTACGTTGGTTACGCCCACGCTGTGCTAGCACGCTGGGGGAATCGAAGGCTTGATCAAAAGTAGATCTGCCTCAGTAAGTTTTTTTCGTTCATGTACTTCAAACAAGTCAAATGATCACACACTCCTACTTCGTTGAGCCTCAAAAACATCCCTCCTACTTTGCCGAACAGAAGAAATACCCCTCTTACTTTGCTGAACAGAAGAAACACCGCTCTTACTTCCGCACAGAAAAAACACACTGTTACAAAAACTACTCTTACTATTGCAAGCCTCCAGCAGAAGTACCGGGGCCGCTACCAATTGCCGCTGTAGGGGGAGCTTTTTTATGGAGTATTAGACTGCGTAAGCGCATCAGAGCGGCTAACGAACAAAATCAACCGTAATTAAAGTCATGGAAGGTTCTTTTGAATCCCTCATGTCGCAAAGATTAGCTGGGGCAACTGCATGTTGTGCAGATTGCGGGCAGCGTTATGGGCGCTCAGCGACAAAATACTCTTCAATGTGGGAAGGGTATTGCGACGTTTGCGGAGAAAATACTGGGGTATGTGATACAAGAGATTGGGGGTACCTAATGAAGGGCAGGGCAGAATTCATGGTTAAGGACAACAGAAGCCGCTTAACGGATTCGAACCGTTGACAAACGCATTACAAGTACGTTGCTCTACCAGACTGAGCTAAAGCGGCCAAACAAAAGCCCCGAGAAACCTCAGGGCTCAAGTTACTAAACAGTCCGTAAAGCGCAGCGGCTCCTCCGCGTTTTAGGTAACTACTCAGTGAACTTACTTTATCGCACTTGAAGAAGCCTGTAAAGCCCACGCAGGGCTTATTTCTGCTTAGTAATTAGAGTCTGCCAGCCTTTAAGTCCGCGATCTTTATCAAGTACTGCCGTGCATTTAACCGCACTTATAATGGTAGGAACTTCCTGCTCTAGCCTCTTGCCGATCTCCTGAGCAATAACCTGATGCTCCTTTTGCGTACCAGGCGCGGCACGAAGTCCCACATAAAAGATCCAGTCTCGTAAAGTCCCCTGCATATGAAGACGCGTCGGACTGCACATTGGGAGGATGCGACGGGCGCACTCTTTGGCAATCCCCGCCTCAAGCATATCTTTGTACGTATTTCGTATATCCGAATAAAGAATACGCCACCGCTCTTTAAAAACTCGAACCTTCACGGCATCCGTAGGCTCAATGCTGTTCTGCCGGTTCTTAAAATCTTGATCGCGCAACTCAAAGTCCCAGCAGTTCGTCTCAAACTCACCGAGGACGTCCGTAGGATCCGAGTACCGCTGCGAAAACTCCTGAAAGTGGAACGACCGATGGCGAATAATCTGCGCTGAAATATCCCTACTTGTAACAATTGCAAAAGACGCAGAAGCTTGCTCAAGCACACTCCAGTGCCCGTGCTCGATGCAATAAGTTAAAAGTTTGAGATACTCGTGTCGATCAGGGTTTTTGGTAGAAACCCTTGCGTGGCGGGCGACAACTAACTCAGCTTCGGGTGTAATCCAATCCAGCCCAACCGACCAGTTAGAAGGGACGCTCGGGTTCGACATCAGACGGCGCTGCGGGCTGCTGAGAGATAATAGCCTCAGCGACGCGAGAAGGCAGCGAAGGGTCTTCTTTGATTACAGCCCCGGCAAAGCGGTCTGCCAGGTACGGCATGGCGCCAGGATCAAGCTCTAGTTGGGGTCCGGCGAAGCGCATCAGGATTTAGGGAAAGCTTGCTGGT